TACGCGAAGCTGGACCTGTGGGCGAAGTTTCAGGATTTCCAGGTGCGTATCCGTGACGCCATCGTGAAACGTCAGGCACTGGACCGCATCATGATCGGCTTTAACGGCGTGAAGCGTGCGAAAACCTCCAACCGTAGCGAAAACCCGTTGCTGCAGGATGTGAACAAAGGCTGGCTGCAGAAAATCCGTGAGGATGCACCGGATCACGTCATGGGCAGCACCACCACGGGCGGTAAAACCACACCGGGCGCAGTGAAAGTCGGCAAAGGTGGCGAATATGCCAACCTGGACGCTGTAGTGATGGATGCGGTCAATGAGCTTATCGACGTGGTCTACCAGGACGATGACGATCTGGTGGTGATTTGCGGTCGTGAACTGCTGTCTGACAAGTATTTCCCGCTGGTCAACAAAGAGCAGGAAAACAGTGAAAAACTGGCTGCCGATATGATCATCAGCCAGAAACGCATGGGTGGCCTGCAGGCCGTGCGTGCGCCATTCTTCCCGCCGAATGCGCTGCTGATCACCCGTCTGGATAACCTGTCCATCTACTGGCAGGAAGACACCCGCCGCCGTTCAGTTATCGACAACCCGAAACGTGACCGGATTGAAAACTTTGAATCCGTTAACGAAGCCTATGTGGTTGAGGACTACCGCTGCGCAGCACTGGTGGAAAACATCCAGATTGGCGATTTTAGCGCCGCTGCAGCAGAAGCCGGAGCGTAACCCATGAGCCTGAGTCCCGCACGGCAGCATCGCCTGCGCGTTCAGGCTGAACAGGCCGCTCGTGAGGGTGGCAGTGTTCGCCATGCGTCGGGCTATGACCTGATGCTGCTGCAACTGGCGGAAGACCGCCGCCGTCTCAAGGGCGTTCAGTCCACGGTCAAAAAAGCGGAAATCAAAGTGGAGCTGCTGCCGAAGTACGCCGCCTGGGCGGAGGGTGTCCTGGCTGGCGGAGGCGCTCAACAGGATGACGTGCTGATGTACGTGATGCTGTGGCGCATTGATGCCGGAGATTATGCCGGGGCGCTGGAGATTGGGCGTCATGCTCTGCGTCATGGCTGGGTGATGCCGCTGGGTAACCGCAACGTGCAGACCGTGCTGGCAGAGGAAATGGCAGACGCGGCACAGAGCGCAATGCTTGCCACTACCGGCTTTGATGTCGATCTGTTGCTGCAGACGCTGGAGCTGACAGATGGTCTGGATATGCCGGACCAGTCACGGGCGCGTCTGCATAAAGCGATTGGCGCTGTCCTGAGTGAAAGCAACCCGGCTTCCGCCCTTAATCATCTCAACCATGCGTTACAGCTCGATCCCCGCAGTGGCGTGAAAAAAGACAAACAGCAGCTGGAGCGCAGACTGCGCAATGACAGCCGCTGACAGAACGTGCCCCCGCGCACGGGCGGCACGGAGTGGCGAAAGGCACTGCCACATCAAAACCCCGTCCACCGCCCTCTATTTCAGGAGAAAGCAGCATGAAGTTTGTTGCGCCAGAACAGGCACCGGAACAGGCGGAAATCATCAGAAACACGCCGTTCTGGCCTGATGTGGACCTGTCGGAGTTTCGCAGTGTCATGCGCACTGACGGCACGGTGACGCAGCCGCGTTTAAAGCAGGTTGCGCTGTCGGCAATTTCGGAGGTCAACGCAGAGCTGTATGAGTTTCGCAGACGCCAGCAGATGCTGGGATATGCCTCGCTGGCAGAGGTTCCGGCGGAGCAGCTGGACGGCAAAAGTGAGCGCATTCAGCACTATTTCAACGCGGTTTACTGCTGGGCACGCGCCATGCTCAACGAACGATACCAGGACTATGACGCCACGGCATCCGGTGTGAAGCGAGGCGAAGAACTGGCAGAAGCAAGCGGTGATTTGTGGCGTGACGCCCGCTGGGCCATCAGCCGGGTGCAGGATGCGCCGCACTGCACAGTGGAGCTTATCTGATGAAAGTGCGTGCGCATCAGTATGACACGGTGGACGCGCTTTGCTGGCGTCATTACGGGCGCACGCAGGGTGTCACGGAGCAGGTACTGAAGGCAAATCCGGGGCTTGCCGAATACGGCCCCTTTTTACCTCACGGGCTGCAGGTGGAGCTGCCGGACATTCCGACCACCACCACCGTGCAGACCGTCCAGCTATGGGACTGAGTTATGACGCTTGAGCGAATCAGCGCCTTTATCACGTATTGCATCGCCGTCGTGCTGGCCTGGCTGGGCGATTTGTCCATCAAGGATGCCTCAACGCTGGGCGGCCTGATGATTGGTGTGCTGATGCTGGCTATCAACTGGTACTACAAACACAAAGCCTACCAGCTTCTGCGCGACGGGCAGATCTCGCGGGAGGACTATGAATCCATCAATCGTTAAACGCTGCCTTGTCGGGGCCGTGCTGGCTATTGCTGCCACGCTGCCGGGTTTTCAGCAGCTTCACACCTCCGTGGAGGGGCTGAAACTGATTGCCGATTACGAAGGTTGTCGTCTGCAGCCGTATCAGTGCAGCGCGGGTGTCTGGACCGACGGCATTGGTAATACGTCAGGCGTCATTCCCGGCAAAACCATTACGGAGCGACAGGCAGCAGAAGGGCTGATCTCCAACGTGCTGCGTGTGGAGCGGGCGCTGGAAAGGTGTGTGAAGCAACAGCCGCCGCAGAAGGTGTATGACGCTGCGGTGTCGTTTGCCTTCAACGTGGGAACGGGCAATGCCTGCAGTTCCACGCTGGTGAAATTACTCAATCAGCGGCGCTGGGCAGATGCGTGCCGACAGTTGCCGCGCTGGGTTTATGTGAAAGGTGTTTTTAATCAGGGGCTGGATAACCGCCGTGCGCGGGAGATGGCCTGGTGTTTACAGGGAGCAAACTGAAATGAAAAAGAAATTAATCAGCGGACTGTTTCTGATGTTATGGATGGCGCTGTTAATCGCAGCAATGGTGTATCCGCAGGGGATTTTTCCGGTACTGGCAGCGTCCGGCGTTTGGGTAGCCTGTTTGCTGACATGGGCGGTAATTCCGGTAGCACTGGCTGCGTTAATTAAGAACGGCCCGCTCTGGCAGGAGTTGAGGGCATCTTTGCTAAAGACCATTACCCGAAAAGAAAACGTATTTATCAGCTGGGTGATGCGATTGCTGATTGTCGTAAGTTTCGCCTGGACGGGGTGGGCTATTACCCTGGTCTTTTATCTGCTGACCGTTATTGCCTTCTGGATGATCCGTAATCAGATTGCGCAACAGGTAGCAGCATGAACCGGTTGCTGCTGGTTGTGTTGGCGTTATTACTGGCGGCGCTGGGCTGGCAGACGTGGCGGCTGGCTGATGCCAGCCAGACCATCAGCACGCAGGCAGACGAGCTTCGGAGCAAAAGCCAGGCACTGGCAAAGAGCAACAGCCAGCTTATCAGCCTGTCCATTCTGACTGAAACCAATAACCGGGAGCAGGCGCGGCTCTATGCCGAAGCAGAACAGACCAGTGTACTGCTGAGACAACGACTACACCGGATTGAGGAACTGAAACGTGAGAACGAGGATTTACGCCGCTGGGCTGATACTCCTTTGCCTGCTTACATTATCCGGCTGCGGGAACGCCCCACACTCACCGGAGGTGCAGCTTACCGTCAGTGGTTGTCCGCGAGTGACGCCGTGTCGGCTGGGGCAGGCAGCGCCGCGCACTAACGGTGACCTGAACGCGTTGCTGGATGAAACGGAGGCCGCCTGGGCGGTCTGTGCAGACAAAGTGGACATGATTATTGCGTGTCAGGAGCGAAACAGTGAACAAACCACAATCCCTGCGCCACGCCCTCAATAAAGCGGTGCCTTATGTCCGCAATAACCCGGACAAACTGCATCTGTTTGTGGATAACGGTTCGCTGGTTGCCACGGGGGCCAGCTCCATGTCATGGGAGTACCGCTATACCCTGAACGTGGTGATAGAGGATTTCAGCGGCGACCAGAATCTGCTGATGGCCCCGGTTTTACTGTGGCTTCGGGATAACCAGCCCGATGCCATCAATAACCCGGCGTTACGGGAAAAGCTATTCACCTTTGAGGTGGATATTTTGCGCAACGATGTCTGTGATATCAGCCTTAACCTGCAACTGACGGAACGTGTGCTGGTCAGTACTGACGGCAGTGTGTCGAGCGTTGAAGCTGTAGCAGAACCCGATGAACCTGAAGAAATGTGGACGGTGAAACGTGGCTGAACTGCAGAAGGTGGACGACTGGCTGAGTGCCTTGCTGGCGAATCTGGAACCAGCCAAGAGAAGCAGCATGATGCGCCAGCTGGCGCAGGAACTGCGCCGGACACAGCAGCAGAATATCAGGATGCAGCGCAATCCAGATGGCAGCAGTTATGAACCGCGCAGGGTAACAGCACGCAGTAAAAAAGGCCGTATCAAACGGCAGATGTTTACAAAACTTCGCACCACAAAATACCTGAAAACCGCCGCCAGCGAGGACTCTGCCAGCGTGCAGTTTGAAGGTAAGGTGCAGCGCATTGCCCGCGTCCACCATTATGGCCTGCGTGATCGCGTCAGCCGCAAAGGACCGGAGGTCCGTTACGCAGAGCGTCGCCTTCTGGGCGTAAATGATGATGTTGAGGCAATGACCCGCGACATGATTCTGCAATGGTTGGCGGGGTGATTTTTGTATCAGCACTGATACAAGTTGCAGCACTGCCGCCTTTCTTCCCCTGATGGCAACCTTTCCCTATGAACGCACAATTAACCGAAATCATGCGCCTTATCACCAATCTGATCCGCACTGGTGTAGTCACCGAAGTGGACCGGGAACACTGGCTTTGTCGGGTGAAAACGGGCGACCTTGAAACCAACTGGATTAACTGGCTGACGCTGCGCGCGGGCAAATCGCGCACCTGGTGGAAACCGTCTGTGGGTGAGCAGGTTGTGCTGTTCAGCCTTGGCGGCAATCTGGAAACCGCGTTTGCCCTGCCTGCGGTCTACTCAAACCAGTTTCCGCCACCTTCAGGCTCTGAGGACGGCAACGTGACGGAATACCCGGACGGCGGCTGGTTTGAATACGAACCCGCCACCGGGCGCTGGTATGTCAGGGGCATCAAATCAATGGTCATTGAGGCCGCTGACAACATCACCATGAAAACCAGTGAGTTTGTACTGGAGGCTGACCGCACGCGCATTAACAGCGAAGTGGTGATCAATGGTGGCGTTACCCAGGGCGGCGGAGCGATGAGTTCTAACGGGATCGTGGTTGATGCGCATCAGCATACTGGCGTCCTGAAAGGCGGCGATACAACCGGAGGCCCGGTATGACGCTTTATATCGGGATGAACAATACCAGCGGTAAAGCCATTACTGATATTGACCATCTGCGTCAGTCGGTGCGGGACATTCTACTGACACCGCAGGGTAGCCGCATTGCCCGTCGTGAATATGGTTCCCTGCTGTCGACACTGATAGACCAGCCACAAAATCCGGCATTACGCCTGCAGGTCATGTCGGCAGTGTATGTGGCGCTGAGTCGCTGGGAGCCACGGCTGACGCTGGATTCCATCACCATTAAAAGCAATTTTGACGGTTCAATGGTGGTGGGGCTGACCGGGCGGCGTAATAACGGTGTGCCTGTTTCCCTTTCCGTATCAACAGGAGCAGAGAATGGCAGTGATTGACCTTTCGCAGTTGCCTGCGCCGCAGATTGTCGATGTGCCGGACTTTGAGACGCTGCTTGCCGAACGCAGGGCCGAATTTGTTGCGCTTCATCCGAAAGATGAGCAGGAAGCCGTGATCCGCACGCTGGAACTGGAATCTGAACCCGTCACCAAATTGCTGCAGGAGAACGCTTACCGTGAGTTGCTTCTGCGCCAGCGCATTAACGAAGCCGCGCAGGCTGTGATGGTGGCTTACGCGATGGGCGGCGATCTTGACCAGCTCGCTGCCAACTACAACGTGAAACGCCTGACGGTGACGCCTGCTGATAATGACGCTGTGCCACCCGTTGCGGCTGTGATGGAAAGCGATGAAGCGTTACGCCTGCGTGTGCCCGCAGCCTTTGAAGGGCTTTCTGTTGCGGGGCCAACTGCCGCTTATGAATTTCATGCCCGAAGCGCCGACGGTCGGGTGGCGGATGCCAGTGCAACCAGTCCGGCACCTGCAGAGGTGGTACTGACTGTCCTGAGTCGTGAAGGCGACGGAACAGCAGAAAAAGACTTGCTGGATGTGGTGGAGAAAGCCCTGAACAGTGAGAACGTCCGCCCGGTGGCTGACCGTCTTACGGTTCGCAGCGCAGAAATCATTCCGTATCGCGTGGAAGCCACCATTTTTCTCTATCCGGGACCGGAAGCAGAGCCGGTAATGGCAGCGGCAAAAGCCAGTCTGCAGAAGTACATTGCCAGCCAGACGAGGCTTGGTCGGGATATTCGCCGTAGCGCCATCTTTGCTGCTCTGCATGTTGAGGGTGTTCAACGTGTGGAACTGGCTTCTCCGCTGGCGGATGTGGTCCTGAACAAAACACAGGCGGCATCATGTACGCAGTGGAGCGTAACCAACGGAGGAGCGGATGAATAGTCTGCTGCCACCGGGTTCAACTTCACTGGAGCGCCGACTGGCGCAAACCTGTAGCGGGATTTCTGATTTGCAGGTGCCGCTGCGTGACTTGTGGAATCCGGCTACCTGTCCGGTCAGTTTCCTGCCTTATCTCGCCTGGGCGTTCTCTGTGGATCGCTGGGACGAGGGCTGGACAGAAAGCGTCAAGCGCCAGGTGGTGAAGGATGCTTTTTATATTCATCAGCATAAAGGGACCACCAGTGCCGTGCGGCGGGTGGTGGAGCCGTTCGGCTTTCTGATCCGCATTATTGAGTGGTGGCAGACCGGAGAGGCACCGGGCACGTTTCGTCTGGATATCGGCGTGCAGGACCAGGGCATCACTGAAGATACCTATCTGGAACTTGAGCGACTGATAAGCGATGCCAAACCATGTAGCCGTCACATGAGCGGCATGTCCATCAACCTGCAGACCAGCGGCCCGCATTGGGTGGGAGCCGCCAGCTATCTTGGCGAAGAAATCACGATCTATCCGTATATCAACGAAACAATTATTTCCGGCGGCACCGCGCATGAAGGCGGGGCGGTCCATGTTATTGACACAATGAGAGTGAATCCATGAGCACAAAATTTTATACCCTGCTGACGGATATTGGCGCGGCGAAACTTGCCAGCGCCGCCGCGCTTGGTGTGCCGCTAAAAATTACCCATATGGCGGTGGGCGATGGCGGCGGAGCATTGCCGACGCCGGACGCAAAGCAGACTGCACTGGTAAATGAGAAACGCCGGGCTGCGCTGAATATGCTCTATATCGACCCGCAGAACAGCAGCCAGATTATTGCTGAACAGGTGATCCCTGAAAACGAGGGCGGTTGGTGGATACGTGAAGTGGGCCTGTTTGATGAGTCAGGGGCATTGATTGCCGTGGGGAACTGCCCGGAAAGCTATAAACCGCAACTGGCTGAAGGCAGCGGGCGCACCCAGACCGTGCGCATGGTGCTGATTACCAGCAGTACGGACAATATCACCCTGAAAATCGACCCTGCTGTAGTACTGGCAACTCGCAAGTATGTGGATGACAAAATATCAGAGCACGAACAGTCACGACGTCACCCGGACGCCTCGCTGACCGCAAAAGGTTTTACTCAGTTAAGCAGTGCGACCAACAGTGAATCCGAAATACTGGCCGCAACACCGAAGGCTGTGAAGGCTGCATATGATCTTGCAGCAGGTAAAGCATCCGCCAGTCACACACACCCGTGGAATCAGATAACAGGTGTACCTGCAGCCTCGCTGACGGTAAAAGGCACTGTGCAACTCAGCAGCGCCACTAACAGCACATCAGAAACGCAGGCTGCCACACCAAAGGCAGTGAAGGCGGCATATGACCTTGCAGCAGGTAAGGCACCTGTCAGTCACACGCACCCGTGGAGCCAGATAACGGATGTGCCTGCAGCTTCACTGACGGTAAAAGGCACCGTGCAACTCAGCAGCGCCACTAACAGCACGTCAGAAACGCAGGCTGCCACACCAAAGGCAGTGAAGGCGGCATATGACCTTGCAGCAGGTAAGGCACCTGTCAGTCACACGCATCCGTGGAGCCAGATAACGGATGTGCCTGCAGCTTCACTGACGGTAAAAGGTACCGTGCAACTCAGCAGCGCCACTAACAGCACGTCAGAAACGCAGGCTGCCACACCAAAAGCTGTGAAGGCTGTATATGACCTTGCCAATGGAAAACAACCTGCCGACGCCACACTGACCGCACTGGCAGGCCTTGCCACTGCGGCAGACAAACTTCCGTATTTTACGGGGAATGATACAGCCAGCCTGACAACCCTGACTAACGTTGGACGGAATATTCTGGATAAAGCAAGTACACAGGCGGTTATTCAATATCTTGGTCTGAGCGATGCAAGTGGATACGTTGGACGCTGGCTGAATACCCGGGTTTTCACCTCATCAGGTACGTACACCCCGACGCCAGGAACAAAACGGATCAGGGTCACAATAACGGGCGGCGGTGGCGGAGGGGGCGGCTGCAAGGCTACATCCAATAATGAAACGTTTTTCGGCGCTGGCGGTGGGGCCGGTGGAACAATAATTTCAATAATGACCCCGACACAGAATAGTTATCCAGTCACTATCGGCGCAGGTGGGGCCGGTGGTGTTAGTGCGACGAACGGCACCAGTGGCGGGAATAGCGTATTCGCATCGTTAATTGCTCCTGGTGGCGCAGGTGGCGGGAAAGTGGGAGTTACAAACACAAACGGCGGTAACGGAGGTGTGCCGAGTACTGGCGATATCCGCATCACTGGTGGAAATGGAGGCGACGGTCAGTCCGGAAATATCGGCGTCAGCGGTGAAGGCGGAACATCGTACTGGGGTGGCGGTGGACGCGCAGGCGCTGGCGGTGGTGTTAGCGGCAAGGCATATGGTTCAGGTGGCGGTGGTGCATACGATGCCGGTTATAGCGGAACCAGTATGACGGGCGGGAAAGGTGCTGCTGGGATTTGTATTATCGAGGAGTTTGCATAATGAATGCGTCATATGCAGTTATTGAAAATGGGATGGTTGTGAATGTCATTGTCTGGGATGGCGAGGCTGAATTCACAGTGCCGGATAATCAGCAGCTCATTGATATTTCTGATATCAGTGAGCATCCCGGAATCGGCTGGGTGTATTCAGACGGGGTATTTACTGCGCCGCTCCCTCCGGAACGTTCTCATGATGAACTGGTAGCTGACGCTGAACAGAAAAAACAGTCGCTGATAGACGCAGCAATGGCCAATATCAGCGTGATTCAGTTAAAGCTGCAGGCCGGGCGCAAACTGACGCAAGAAGAAACTACCCGACTTAACGTTGTGCTGGATTATATCGAGGCTGTGACGGCAACAGATACCAGCATTGCACCGGATATTGAGTGGCCGGATGAACCGTGCTTCGCTGAGTAAAGTCTGTTGAGGAGAAGCGGTTTAATTGTAACTCAATTCTTTTTGTGTAATAAAAGTAGGACAAAACTGTGACACATAAAGCCTCGCAATGGTTTGCAAGGCTTTGAACGCTTCTGTATTGATGATGTGACGCGGTTTCGTTTATTTCCATTCTATATATTGATGTCGATTTTTATGAATATAGAGCATACGGATAAACTGCAGTGTGATTAGAGTCAAAGTAATAGTTGTTGACTCTAATCATTGCAAAGTGACTTTACTTAATGAAATTTATCTCGGATGAATTGTTGCGATGGTTTTTCAATGAATATATATGACATATAGCTAATTGCCATTAATGTAAGCATGAATAAAATGAATACCTTGGGGCTGTAAAAAAGATCGCGTCCATAGCCAATGTTGTCAGCTAAATAAACAACAATGATTTGCAAAGGAAAATGTAAAAGATAAGATGAATAACTGATATCGCCCAACCATTCAATTTTTTTTCCAAAATCGTTTCGTATTGCGCTAATTGATACAAGGAAAAAGATTATGGAG